TGCGAAGCTAGACTTGGATAAGGTATTTTTGCGATTATCTGAAATCTACTTTTTTCATGGTCAAAAGACACACCAGTACCAACAGACGGACTTACAAATACCAGTGGGTCTTTACTTTCCATATGTTCTCGTAGTTTATCATCCCTATCAATATTTGTATGAAATAATAGTCTTGAATTTTCAATATCCCTTTTTATCCAGTATGATAACTCAAAAGAGTTTGTGTGTACTATTCCCTTTAAGCCCTCATACTTCTTTAGAATCTTGTGAAAATAAGGTATATAATTTTTGAATGTTTCCTCTTTTTTCTGAAATGACATCTTACCAAGTGGCATATAGAATATTTTTCTATTCTCTAATGGGAAAGGCGAACTTGTAGAATAATATGCAGTCTTATCAGCATCTAATCCATTCAATTCTGAAAAAAGATTTTTATCGAGTATAGTACCAGACATCAATATTACTAAATCATAATTGGACCACACATATTGATCCAAATAATCAGCTGCCCAAATAGGTTCAAGGGATAATTCTTTTTGCTTTGACTTTTCATTATAGTTTGATTCCAATACCCAGTTATGTGGATTAGCATCATATTCCTTTAGAAAAACTTCAATCTTGATTTGATATTGTTTTAGGTCAGAAATGATTTGCATCATTTTAACATCAGTGTTAACAGTACCAGTAAGTTTACTTATTTTCAAATCCCTCTTATCTGATGTTATATCTCTACCACTAATCATAGAAGCGTCTATGGTAGATATTGTTTGTAATATCTCATTTTGGAAATATCTAAGAAAACTTACATATTCTGAAATACTCTTAACTTTAGATAAAGCTTTTATTATTTCATACTCATTTGTAAATTTTAATCTCTTTACAAGTGTCTCTGTTATTTTAATAGAAATAAAATCAGAAACAACATCATCAAGTTCATGACATTCATCAACAATTAAAACACTTGATTCCCTTTGTTCCATCATCTTCTTATTATAAATAGCATAGATTAGATAAAAATAGAAATTTGTTAAACTAACTTTACCACCAAGATATCCATTTTTAGCTTCATCATAAGGACAAAGATCACAAGTAGTTTTGTTTAATCTATTGAATTCTTTACCCTGTGAACAAGAAGTAGAATAGGACTTACAAGAATAATTTTCTTTTCCTTTTAGATTTTTTATTGATTCATAAGTAGTATCATATTGGTCTTGTAGGATTTTACCAGCAGTTATAATATCAATCTTAGCAGTCTGGTCTATCTTTTTACTATACCAATCAGAAATCATTAAAGAAATGTGGGACTTACCAACACCCATGGGTAAGTCCATTAGGAAAAACTTGGTGTCAGGTTTTTCTTTTTTAGTGTTAATGATGAAGTCAAGAGCTTCTTGTTGCTCTGGTCTCGGGGTATATTTTATTAGATCTTTCTTCAATGACATAGGGGTTATATTAAAGTATTTGGTTTAGTTTTTTGAATATATACATGGATGAAATATTTAAAATTCTTTGAAAACTTTCAAAATGATGAAACACTTTATATTTTCGATTTAGACCAAACGCTTGTAGAATCACCAAGTTTTGAAGAGTTAGCTATTGAATATCTTACTGAAAATCAAAGTATTAGTGACCTAATTAAAAAATCTTTACACTTTGTTAATAGGAGTAAATCAGATCTTAGAATAGAAAATGGTAGGATTTATATAGAAGATCCAAACCAAACCGTAGAGCCAAAAGGAAATTGGGTTAGGAAAGGTTTGAGACTTTATATGGTCACTCCAAATGTTTATCATTTCTTAGATATATCTTTACCCACAAAAGTAAAAGAACTCTCTGAGATGTATAAAAAAGTTCAGAACAAAGCAATTGTAACTGGACGAATGGTTGACTTAGAAGAAAAAGTAAAAGAATCATTACTAAAGTTTGGGTTAGAATTACCTAATCTTGGTTTATTTTGTTATCCTTCAAAAGATGATAAAACAGATAGAGTCGCTGAATGGAAAGCTAAAACTATAGTTCAACTCTTAAAAGATACTGGTTTCAAAAAAGCTAAGTTCTATGATGATAAACCAAAATGGGTTAAAAAGGTAGTTTTAGAAGTAAGAAAAGAATTACCAGAAATAGAATTTGAAGGTATAAGGGTTCATTAAAGTTCCGATTCCAAAGCTTTAATTTCATCCATAACTTTTTTAAGTTCTTCCTTCTTATTCATCATAATCTTCTTATTCTTCTTCCTATCAGCATAAACATCTTTCAACATCTGAATTGTTGGTGAATTTCTTTTCCTGAATACCACACCATTAACACAAATAACATTATTTTCCTTATCAATCTTCATACCATTATCACAGTATTCTGGATTCTTTGGATCTTGAACACCTATAAAGTTCTCTGGAGCAATATACCATTGAATTTGACTTGTTGGGTACAAACTAGCAAAATCGTAAGTCACGCACCATTGGTTCATACCTTGGACTGGATCCTTAACCCAACCACCAGCAATACCAACATTTTCCTCAGTATTCTTCTCACCTTTAAAAAGAACTATATTTTCTTGTTCCCTAAATCTATTTCTCAATACACCCTCTGTGATAGCTAGTGATGCAAGAGCATTATTCATTTGAGAAACAACATCAACAATTCTTATTCTAGCCAAAGATGAAATAGCATATATGATTGAAATATAGTTTCTAGATTCATGAATCTTTTGTACTAGGACGGAGTCAACTGCGTTATAATACATAAAGGTCTCAAAATCATCTTCATATAATTTTTGAAGGGAACCAGTATATTTAATCTTTTCAACACCAACTAACTTACTAGACACAAAATCCAGTGATGAAGATTCTTTTACTTTAATAGAAGTATCACAAACTTCATAAAGTTGCATGTAATCAAAAATCATTCTATGAGCAGGCATTTCATAGTTTGTCATCCACACCTTATTCAATCTTTTTGTTAAGGATGAAACAGCTGGATCAATAGTATATTCTTTACCATTAACAACTTTTTTTAGTTTACGAGCTCTTGTTACTAAGTATAACCAGTCATAGTTTACAAAATTCCAACCTGTAATCATTGGCATTTTTGGAATCATTTTGTAAAAGAAGTTATACATCATATCAAATTCATCATCATATTTAATGTATTTGAATTTATAGTCAGCATTGAACTTTTTGAAATACTTATTAGTATTATCCTTGATTCTCAATTGCATATCTTCTGGCATATCTCTGAGTCCAAGGAGAATAATCTTATCTTCAAAAACTATAGATATAGATAAAACTTTTGTTGGAGCTGTTTCAGCATCTGGGAAACCATCAACTATTTCAGTTTCAATATCAACAAAATATATCTTGGGTGTGTGATATTCAAATATTTCATTCTTTTCCTTCTCTGGTAAGGCATCTAAGAATTCATAAACTGTGTATCTGTCAGGATTTGAAACAGCTTCTAATTTTACAGATTTACCATCCCAAGATTTATATACTTTATGTCTTTGTGGGTCGTCATCTGAACATATTACATACTTCAAGGGATTATCCCATTCAAAATATTTCAATTTGATTTCACCAGTATCATCAACATAACTGATGACTAATCTTTTGGAGTTTGTTAAATATTGAAAATCAATTAGCATTTTATTAGAAGTCTATATCAAACCAAGGGAGTTCAGAACCATCTTCTTTAGTGAGGACCATTTCTTCTCTTTTCCAAACTTGACTTTCATAATATCTCCCAATCTTAAAAAGTTTTTTGATAAATGGAATATCTTGATTATTAATATTTATTCTTTCCTCATCAACCATTAAACAAAGGACTTTTTTATCATCCTCTGGATTGTAGTTAGTGACTTGTTCATCCATATCTTTCTCAAGTCCTTTTTTTGCATAACAAATAAATTTAGCTAGAATATTTTCACCGCTTGGAGCCCAAGTGAATTTAACATCTGTATTTTCTGATATTTCTATTTCTTCTTTAAGATACACCCTAACCCAAAAATAAACTTTTTGTTTCTGAGCTACTTTAGATCTTGGAACAAAATCCTCTTTGTTAAAATCAATTTTATCCAATTCAATCTTTTTGGCTTGTTCCATGATGTCATTATATAAAACTTTGTTAGCCTCAATTACTTTCTTTAGGCTTTTTCTATCAGGGAAAAAATTATTATCTATATTCAAATCTGGCATCATAAAATGTCTTATTTTTTTATTATAAAATAAATTAATTACATAGTTTTAATATATATCTAAAATCAACCTAAATATGATTTTCAAATATTTCGAAGACTTTACACAAGCACAATTTGAACCAATAAAATCATTTAAATTACAAGATAATTTGAATGGTGATTTTTGGACTGATTATGAATTAGATTCAGAAATAAAAGATGAATTGATACAACTTGGACAAGATTATTTTAATCAATTAGATTTAGGAAATGTAGAACTCAGTGATTTAATTTTTACAGGTTCATTAGCTAACTTTAATTGGAGTAATTATTCTGATATAGATTTACATTTGGTATTTGATTTCTCAGATGTGAATGAAGATGTAGAATTGGTTAGAAAATATTTGGATGCTGTTGAAAAATCTTGGAAATTACAACATGATATCAAAATAAAAGGTTTTGATGTTGAAATATACTGTCAAGATATTTCACAAGAACATCACTCATCAGGTGTTTATTCTTTATTGAATGATGAATGGATAAAAAAACCAACAAAAGAGAATTTTGAACCAGACCAAGAATCTATCAGAAAAAAAGCTACTATATATATGACTATGATTAATGATCTTGAAAAGGATTTCAAATCTGGTAAATCTTATAAGTCACTTGAACCAAAATTTAAAAAGGTTTGGAAAAAGATAAAAGATGGTAGACAAGCTGGCTTAGATAGAGAAGGTGAATTTTCAGTAGAAAATTTGGTTTTCAAATTACTTAGGAGAAATGGATATATTGAAAGATATATGAACCTAAAAAGCAAATCATATGATAAACAATTTAAATAAACTATGGTAACAATTACTGAAATAGAACAAGTATTCAAAGATATATTCCAAGAAGAAGAAGGAATGGTAGCTTCTGTTGATACTGTCTATGAACTATCCAAAGATAAAAACTTTTACAAATTAGTCATATCTATACATGGCATTTCAATCGATGACACATTAATAATACACACTAAATTTATATTTAAAACAGATAAGGAAAAGAGTAAATTGATTGATAATTCATTTATTTATCTTTATGACATAAATTGTGTTTATAATAAGATAGAATTTAAAAATGCAATTGATTTAAAAACTAAATTACAAGATATTATTGATTCCAATGATTTTGGAAAAGACATACAAATACTCTCCGATTTCATAGAAGCTCCAGCAATGTTTCTGAACTATTATATGAGAAGGTCAAAGATTACTGACTATTCTATATTTGATGTTGAGTATGAACCAAAATTCAAAACAGTTCCTTGTGAAGATGTTACATTTGATTTCAAAATCAATGTTAATGACAATTATAAAATGTCTTTATCTATTTCTAAAAAGGAAAGAGAAGAAGATAGAGATTATGATACTTATGTCTTTCAATTTCAATTTTTGGATGAATACACGACTATTGAAACTGATACTTTGAAAAATATCCACTTCACAATAGGCAGTACAATTGCTAAAATCCTTGATGAAAAATTAAAATAACAGTTTAATATATAAACTTATAAATCAATTTATTTATTATGATACCAAATAATGATCCACAATATCAAACAAATCACAGTAGAATCCAGAGATTTGCTCCTTTTTTAGATAATATTAAAAAAGAAAAAGATGACCTAAAAAAAGTTAAAAGACAAAATAGAGATGACAAAGTAAGTAGAACATCTTTTCCACACAGTGGTCAAGACGAATTACATTGGAATACTGTAACAAATAAGATGGATAAAAATCTTTCTAAAGCTCAAATTGAGGATAGAATCAAATCTTTAGAAGATGATGGTGTAGAAGAAACAGACCATAAATACAAGATTGTTGATGAAAAACTCATAAAATCTTTCCAAGGTTTTTTAAAAGTTAATGAAGAGAACTGTGGATGTGGATGTCAAGATTGTAAGTGTGGAGATTCAGAAATGAATCAAGTAAGTCCAATGGATAATGATGTCAATTTTGAGAATGACACACAGGAAACATCTTATATGTTTTTCAATAATTTGGAAACTATCCACAATATGTGCACAGAAATGATGGAAATGGATCACTCACAAATTAACACCATGTTAAATGATGGTCATAATTGGGCTGAAGACCATATGTCAGTAGCTAAGGAAAATGTTTCACATGTATTCAATTTCCTCTCAAATAAAGAAGTTAGTGAGGGTATGGATTCAGATATGGCATCACACAATGAAAATTATATGTTTTTTGCCAATATTGAATCTATCTGTAGAATGGTTGGAAAATTACTTGAATTTAATCAAATGGAAATAGATAATGTACTTGGAGAAGGACATGATTGGGCAGAAGACCACATATCAGCAGCCAAAGAAAATGTACAACAAGTACATGATTGGTTAGAAAATGAACTACACTAATAATGAGATTTTTAAAATTCAATGATTTTTTACTTGAGTCTGTTTTAAATGAATCAATTGTAGTTTTTTCAGACAGGTTCAAGAAATTACTAGCAAAAATTGATTCCCCTGTAGCTAAATCCTTATTGGATATTGAAACTAAAGATTTAGATGTTGCTAATAACTATATTGATATTGCTGATAATAAGAACCAAATCACCTTCATAACTGATAGAAAAGCTAAAGAATTACTTTCAAGCCAAGAAGCTAAAAAAGTAACTCATATGGGTTCTGGTCATTTGACACACTCAGAAGCCAATAATGAAATTTTTGCTGCATTGGGATATAGACCAGAAGGTCCACAAACATACCACCCACAATCAAATGAGGAAGGTGTTATAGAATCAGAATATACATCCCCAACATCTGGTAATGTTTATTGTAAAGTTGTTTTCCCTGGTGGTGTTTCTGTTATAAACAAAGGTAGGTTGAGACTTGTTGATTTATCAAAGTTACCATTTTCCAAAAATAGACAACCTGGTAGAATTGGTGCATCAGTACAAGCCTTATTAAGGTCTGCTGATGTTACTTATTCAAATGCTGAGATTGAACAATTTGTTAATAAATACAAATCAGAATTTGATAAGTTCAATGATGCTTTCAGAAACTTTGAATTAGTTTCTGGAAATGCAATTCACCATTGGTATCAGTATGATAACTATTTACACGGCACAAGTAAAGGTCAATTGAGTAATTCTTGTATGGCTAGAGCCCCAAGAAGATGGTTGGAAATTTACACAGATAATCCTGATGTTTGTCAGTTACTTATATTAAAGGATGATGACCAAACAGATAAAATAAAAGGTAGAGCACTTGTTTGGAAATTATCAAGTCCAGATGGAATCACTTATGTGGATAGAATTTATACCCATGATGATTCGGATTTGGAGTTATATAAGCAATATATCGCACAACAAGGATGGTACTTGAAAAAGAAATATACTAGTTCAACAGATGATTCAACTATGATTGCTCCAGATGGTACAGAATCAAGACCAAAATATTTGGAAGTTACAGTGAAGGCAAAAGAATATAGTGGTTATCCTTATTTGGATACTTTAAAGTTCTATACACCATTTAATGGTATATTATCTTCTGGTGATGGTGAATACCAATTAGAAGACACTGGCGGTGGTTATTCAAATCAATCTTGTGACTACTGTGGTGGTGATGCTTATGTAGAGTGTGGTGAGTGTTATGGTAGGGGTAACTTGAGATGTGATGAGTGTGACAATGGTAAAATAGAATGTCCAGAATGTGAGGGTTCTGGTGAAATTGAATGTGGTACTTGTGATGGTAAGGGTGTAGATGATGAAGGAAACCCTTGTGAAGATTGTAATGGTGATGGCAAGGTACAGTGTGAGGATTGTTGGGGCCATGGTAATAGAGAATGTCCTGACTGTGATGGAAATGGTAGAGTGGAATGTAACGACTGTGATGGCAATGGACAGAATTCTTGTCCTGAATGTAACTGGTAATTATGGAAAATATACTATCATATGAAGACTTCATCACTGAAGGATATAACAAACCAAGAAAGGGTATGAAATCCAGATGGTCTGTTAAATACAAGAAAAATATAAATTGTTCAAATCCAAAGGGTTTTAGTCAAATAAATTATTGTAAAAGAAAACGCAGAGGAGGAAAATATAAGTCATAAAAAAACCCACCAAATTTGGTGGGTTTTTCTTTTGTGGAGGCGGAGGGATTCGAACCCACGTCTTCCTCAACTAAACCTAAAAACTCTTTCACAAGCTTAGTCAATTTTTTCTTAAACTGACAAAATATTCAATTTGATTTTACGATTCTAACTGACAGATAACATCGTGAGTTTTACAGACTCATTACTGTTGGAAACTATTAAGCTACAGAAGCTACCTCGTTTACCTTGAGTTGGTTGTTGCGTAGGGCAAATACTAATTCTTCTTTGCTAGCTACTTCGTTTGTGTTGCCATTTACAGCTTTGATACCTTATTTAATTGGTCGATATCACCCAATGCCTGCATCCCTAAACTTACATCGCGAATCTATTCCAAGTCGCCCCCATTAGTTTACAAAAGTATATATTTTATCTGAAAAAAACAAAAAAGTTTAAAAAGGTATGTCTTCTGACCATTTAAAATTACCACTCTTACCCTCTTTATAATAAAAATCTACTGTTAAAAGTGGTTTTTTGTCTTTGGTATACCACAAATCAACAGCAGGTTCGTACTGAATTAAAATATCTTGATGAATTTTTTTCATCAAACCAATGATTGACATAAACTTTGAGAACTTTTGATTTTGTTCTAAAATAAATTCCATAACAAAATCTTTATCATGTACAGTAACTGTTGAATTTTTTAGACCAGCATTTCTAATCATTTGTCTTATAGTAGATGCTAAGTGCTCATATGCTGCTTTTAATTCATCATCAACTTCTTCATCATCACCATATTTACTATATTTCTTAGGCGACAACTCATCTGAAAAATCAAATTCAAAATCATCTGGGTCATCATATTTCTCAAATTTTTTGATATGTTTATTCCACTCCATCAGTCAAATTTAATTTTTATTGTATTCTCATGGAATGAGATACTTGGTTGGTGTCTGTATTGAGCAAATAATCTTTCTAATTGAACCATATCCTCATGAAAATCATTTAGTTCACCATTTATTATATCAATTTCATAAAACAAATTGCCTCCCTCACTTGAAAACTTAATTTTATTATTTGTTTTGAGTCTTCTTGTATCACCAACCATTCTAGCATACTTTTTGGAAACTTCCTCATCTATACCAATTTTTCTTTTCACAACCAATTTATCCCAATCACAAACCACTGCTGCTTTACATAACTTTTTTAAATAGGTTATATTTTGCAATTCTGTGTGTCTGTGCTCATCAAAATATCCAACTGATACATTGGTACACTCTGGTATTAAATCAATGAAACTGGCTGAGTCTGTGAAGATTCCAGTGGGGTCCAAAGTCAACTTCAGACCACTTTTATTTAGTTCATCACAAAGAGATTGTGCAAATTCATTTGAACAACAAGAAACACCCATCTGAGACGTAATTACTGAATAGTAATTCCTTCTATCAAAGGATACTATTTTCTTTACATCTTTCATAAATGAATAATCATCATAAGTCTTAGCCACATCTCTAGATCCAATACCACCCCTCTCCTCACCAATGAAGAACCAGTAAACACCTGGTACATTATTGTGAATCATATAAAGCAAAACTGTAACACCAGCTTTGTCATCAGCGCCCAATATAGAACTTCCATCTGTTTTGATAAAAGTCTGACCATCTTTTTCAAATTCCCTAAGTTTTACTTTTGATTTAGTTCTTGAAGCCGTATCCAAATGACAAGTGAATGCTGTATCTGAAGTGCCAATCAAATGGTAGTAATTTCCGTGTTTGTCTCTTTTTAAAAAAGATGGTAAAAATTTCACAACTTCTTCTTCATATCCATATGGATATGTTTCACTAACAAGTGATAAAAATGTAGATTTGATATCTGATGGGTCATAGTTAAATTCTTTGATTTCAATTTGTTTAGTATCCTCATCTTCCACATCATCACTTCCTGATATCAGTCTGTTATAAGACCTTATAAATTTCTGTATCTTATCATCTGAAAATTGGTCTTCAAAATAATTTTTCAAAAAAGAAGTGATTCTCACATCAACCTGACTTCCTGAAATAGTTACAGAAAACCTACTTTCTTTTTCAGAAATATCTACTTTACTAACCCGCATTATGTTTTTAACAAGGGGGTTTGAATCTAATTCATATAAAGACCAAGCTATTTCAGAATTATCTACTTGGGCAATCTTATCCAACATTATCCAAAAATCATCACTAAACTTTATAAGTGGGGCTTGTGAATTATTTTGATTTTTCTTATTCTTTGCCATCCATTTATATATTAATTTTTAGGGACAATTATTTCATTAGCATTGACATAGTCAACTTTAACTTGACCAGTGTTCATACCAGGTTCCTTTGTAACAAATTTCTTCTTACAATAAACAACCTTTACCATATCTTCTGTAGATTTACTATTCTTAGCAGCAATCTCTGCAACACGTTGAATAGTTGTTTCAGTTGGTATCTTTTCTTTTATCTTGATGATTATGTGACTGCCTGGCACCCCCTTAGCATGCATCCAAATATCATCCTCATCTGCAACTTCTAAGGTTAAATATTCATTAGCAGAAGCATCTTTTCCTTGTAGAACAACAAACCCATCTATGTCATGTTTTTTAACTTTTGGTTTGTCTGATTTAGCTTCAAAAAAATATTTAATATATCTCATTAAACAATTGGTAAATTTATATTTAATATATATTAAATAGTCAAAAACAAAAGTTAAATAAAAACAAAAGGGTAACTTTTTTAAAACAGATATGTCAAAATTAATGAATTTGAGTGAAATATCAGATGACAATTCTCTAAGCCAAGTTTTGGATAGTGAATTAATAATCTTAGAGGATATTCAGGGAAGTAAGATTTATGTGAATTGGAATGGTCATAAATTCACAATAAAAGCAAAATCTTTATCTTCTGACCCAATCAATCTTATAGATTTAGCAATGCAAAATTATTATAATAATGCTATTGACTTTTTTGACAACCTTTCTGAAAGGGTTTTGGGACTACTAAATAGAAAGTGGTGGTTTTGTTTTGAGTATTTTCCTGACAACCAACCAGCCAATATAGAATATTCAAGGATTCCAAAAAATAACTTAGTATTGATATCAATCTGTAAAGGTAATAAATTTGATTATACAATGGAAGAAATTGATGAGTATGCAAGATTATTAGAAGTTGATTCAATACCAGTAATATTCAAAGGTAAGTTAAGTGACCAAACAAAAGAAGCAATAAAGTATTTTCTCAATACAAGTGAACAAGATTTGGATTATGTATTTGGAGAGAAGTCATTTGCCTATTTTTTCTATAAGATTTTAAACCCAAATACTCAAAATTCATTCCTGATGGAAGATGAATTTCAAAACAATCTTGAAAAACTTATATTGAGGGTAGAAGACCAAAATGTTTCATTTGAAATTCTGAACCCCCTTTATAAAAAAATTTCTGAGGGAAATTCAACTGAGTTTGTAGAAATTTATACACTAATCCTAATAAATTTCCTAAATTTTTGTCAATCCATTGATTTATCAACTATAAAACCAAATGGTAACAAGAGGGATGAAGTATACCTCAATCTTATTTGTAAATTGTTCAACATCTACTTATCAGAGGTTAAAGATGATTTGATAAATTTTGATTTTATAGTCCCACAGTTTTTTGATAAAGATAAGTTCAGAATCAATACAGAATTAATACCTAATAAACTTACCAAAAATTATATAGAGCAAGAAAAAAAGTTAGAATACTGTTTCAAAGTTATACTTGGATCATTTAATAAAAAAAGAAAAAAACCAATAGGAATATTTACAGATTCTACAATTAATATATTCAATCAATTTGTTGATATTATACAAAAAAAGATTGATGAATATTTCAATAAGAAGAGTGAAATAGAACTCACCAGAAGTGGTCTAGTTGATTTTGGGGAGTTTTTTGATATTAAATATGATGTGGATTCAGAAGAGCAAGTATATCCAGATGTCTATACTGAAATAGAAAGAGGCTCAGAGGAAAAAGATAAGAAAAAGGGTAAATTCCCAGGAAAAATACCTGGTGAAATCACTAAACAATAATTTCTGAAACAATTATTCAGGTTATTTTTATAACCCATGATGAAATTAGTAAAAGAATTCAAACCCAAATTTGATGTATTCAAAAATTTGGATAAGAAGAAACATAGTATCCAATTCCTACCAACTTGCCTTCTCAAAGAATCTAAAGTAGAGAATATATTCTACAATGGACAAAAAATTAAATCATCCTATCTGATTGATATAGTTCATAATTTAATTCTCAAGTATTATTTCACAAAAGAAAATTCATTCAATTTATCATCAGTAGTTTTAAAAGAAAAGTACGGACATTTATATAACTACTACATAAATTACCTGAGTGAAAATAATGTTTTGAAACTTACAAAAAAACATTTAAAAGGTAAAAACGCAAGAGTTTATAAGTTGGATGACAATGTTTTCAAAAAACAAATAACAAGATTCAAGAATTCAGACAGAACTTTACTGAAAAAATACAAAAATGCTGTTTCATCTGTAATAAAAGAAGATTTTATTAATAATAAAATTGATGCAGAAATTAAGAAAAAGTTAGTATCTGATTTGTTCTATGTTGAAATAGACTATTCAAGGTCTATATTTTTTTTGGACTCCACCATACAAGATTATGATATTTATCAAAGAAACAAGTATAGTGTAGAGTGCATCAATGATAAACACATATTTTATCATTTTGATAATTATGGTAGAATGCATACAAATTTTACAATCCTAAAATCATTCCTCAGAAAGAATTGTCTATTGATAGATGGTGAGGAAACTTTTGAAATTGATATCAAGAACTCACAACCTCTTTTTTTAACTAAATTGATTGAACAATTTGGATTGGATTTAGTTGATAGTAATGAATTTGAACTTTTTAAATTTTTGACCAAACAAGGTAAATTTTATGAACATTTTATGAATCAGACTACAGTAAAAGAAAAAAAGATTATCAAAGAATGTATTTATAAAGTATTTTTTGGAAAAAATTACCCAAATAAATATGATAAAATGTTTGAAAAAAGTTTTCCAACAATTTACATCTTTATAAAACACTTTAAGAAAATAAATGGTGGTTATAAAACTTTGTCATATAATCTACAGAATTTAGAATCTGATTTTATCTATAACAAAGTTATAAAAGAAATTACTAATATAAACCCAAATATTCATTTATTAACAGTACATGATAGTATCATTTGTCCTTCATCACAAAAGAATTTTGTAAAAGAAATATTTGACAAATATTTAGATTTAGAATTTGGAGTCAATACAATAGAAGTCCAGAATTCAGATATTAATATATATTCATATGTTTAATTTGAACGGAACTGATATATCCTACATACTTTTCTCACCAGAGCAACAAGATTTAACAAAAGTTGAAAATAATCTTCTTTGTGAAAAGGCATCAAGCATTCTTTACTCAAAAGACTATACTGTAATCGCTGTGAAGGGTCACTATAAAGGGGAATTAGAGAATTCATTTATTGCTTTACAAAATGTATCAAATAATGATATTTTGAGGGAGGATTGTCTCTACCTTTTAGAAACTTTTAAACAGAACAACGCTATTGTGAAATACAAAGGCCAAACTGATGCCACTAAAATTAGTAATTCTGGTGAGGAAAAATCAATGAGTATTACAATTTATGATTCTAACTTGGACAACAAAACTTATCTATACAATGGAGTTTCTTTTTCTTTTTTAGAAAAACAAAGATTTTATTTTCCAAAAGAAAAGAGTGAACTAAAAAAAGGGATGATTTTGGAATACTTTGATAATAAAGACTGGATTAAAAAAGAAATAATTGATATAAATCTAGAATATGATAATTTATATCAATTACTCATGAAGTATGACAAAGTAAGAATACCAGTTTATTAAAACTGGTATTTATTTTTGAAGCCACTTTTTGGTACTGTGGTATTTATATGTAAATTTAAATCTGAGGAATCTTGACAGTAATAGTCATAAATTTGTTTATTCCTATCAAACAAATTTTGGTCAAATGGGGATTGCCTGTGAAACAAAGAATATCCACTATAGTTCAAAATTTTATAATTCAACATCTTTTTAATCTTCAAATCTTGAAATTTATTACAAAACCCATTACCTAAAATATCCTCATTCCAACCACCAACTTTTTGAATTGCATCCCTTTTGAAGATCGATATACCATCCGATATATTCCCAGGTAATTCTTTTCTTTGAATTCTCAAAATTGAACCAGAATCCATGCTTGACTCCTGTGGGGTTAATCTTATAATATTAGATACTGGCAAAACACAGTCAAAAAACTCTAGAGTTTTCAATCCTTCAATTAATTCATTTGGATTCATTATAAAATCAGCATCACCAAATATTAAAATTGGTGATATAGATCTTCTCAACGCAACATTATAAGCCCATGCTTTATTGAAAGGTAACTCACTCTCACAGAATATGACATTAGCCTTCATATTCATATTTTCCAATTTTGAATGTTTATCTTGTTCAATTATCAATATTTCAATTCCTTGAAATCCAGATAACCACTCAACAACTCTTTTCAAAGGTAAAATTCTGTCTTGTGAATATCTAAAAGGAATTACATAAGTGAATTTAGGTTTATAACTATTTTGCATTGAATATTTTTTTAAAATTATATTACTAATAATTAATTAGTTTCAATCAAGATAGTATTAAACCAGGATTCTTATATTCGTTTTGCTGTACAATTTCCAACATTTGTGTTGGTGATAAATTTTCCTTATCCCATCCTTTTTTTCTAGAATAGTCAGAAACAAATTTTTCCCTCAAGATATTTTCATCATCTTTTGAAATTTTACTAGTATCTCTAATCAAACTTAAATTATCTCTTTGCATAAATTTTTTTCTTTTATATATCAAAAAAAACCTCCCAGAAGGGAGGTTTTTTTTCTAATTCATTATTAGTTAAGGTATTGATTAGAATCAATAACTGATAATGTCATGAATTGCTTCTGTGGATACCAACCTACTTCAGCAACTGCATATCTTGATCTAAGTAACAATCTTGGAGCGAATGTTGCTTCAGATATAAGGCTGATTGATTGAGCCATTAAGTAAGGTACGAAAATAATACCAGGTTGATCTGGGTTATTCTTTCTACCAATGACAATTCTGTCATCATTATACTTCATATAAGGATCTACATAGATCTGGATATCACCAATTTGACCAACTGGATAAAGTTGTCCAGAACCATTGATTTTAGACTTGGTTGGGTTAATTGTGTAACCAGCAATGTCCATAAGAGCTGCAGCAATACCTCCATTAGTCACAGCAAATTGAGCAGGTCCAACACGACCTTCAGTTGCGATGAAGTTAGAAGCATGTACCATTTTAGTGATGAGTTTTCTTTGTACAGCATGTGTAGTTTCACCACCTAATGTTCCAGATGCATAATCAGTGTCAAGGTCAAAGATAGTTGTCGCAGTTAAACCTGGAGTTCCATATACAGTCTTTGTAGATTGTAGTGGAGCAGATAGTCTGTTCAAATCACCCATTTCAAAAATCTTAGAAACAATTTGCTTAGAGATTGTTTGAGAAAGTTCATTTACAAGGATTGACTCCATCTTCTGAACGATATCCATACCAGTGTTAGCTTTGATGTCTTCGATTTCAGTTCTTCTAAGAGCTGAAGATACTTCAATAGTACCAACTGCGATTGATTTAGAAGAAATTTTTGGCCCAATAACACCAGCATAACTATTATCATCAGTAAGCCTATCCATTGGATAAGTACCAGAAGCATCATTAGTTCTTGTGCCAGCGAAGTTTGTAGAGAATCCAGGAATATGGTCTTCAAGAGCTGAGATGAGTTCAATTGAAGTAGGAGCAACAGCAGCTGTACCAATACACTTTATATAATCAACCATTGACTGAGTAGCAATGTGGAAAGTGTTCTGTGCTGGATCGAAAGTATAAGCATATGAAGGAGAATTCACTCTTTCAGAATTAGCTTGTCTGTAAGCTCTTAAAATTGGAGCTCCATCAATACGAGAGAATCCTAAAAATTCAGCAACACCACCATATGGTGTTGAAGGTTCACTTGTTAGGTTCACACTTGCAGCAATCTGATTATATGTACCAGCAGCACCAGTAGCGATTGTTAACCAAAGTCTTTTACCTTTGAGACCATCTGAAGTTTCAATGATACCATTAGCAGTCAATGAAGCTCTGATGCTCAATTTAGCTTGGTCAAGTTGACCAGAACCAGCAGCAGTAACTTTGAAAATTTGTGGTCTACCAAAAGTGCCAGGGTTAGCTAAATCATCATATTGGAAATCAATATAAAGAAGGTCTAATTTTGGACCTGGTGAAGGTTTTACAGCAACTAAATCAAGACCAATAGTCTGAGCAGCAATTTTCATAGCTACTGGAAGAAGGTTTTGACCCAAATCTCCAGAACCAGTTGAAAGGCCACCGAGGGTTTGTCCAATTTTACCTGGATCAGTGAAACCAGCAAAAGTTGAAGGCTGAGGTGATGTAACTGCACCCATACCAGCTAAAGTAGCGTTAACATAAGCGTTTTCATTGATAGAGTGGAATTCAGCATATTCTGACATCCAATCTAGTCTATCTTCGCCTGTAACACCCATGTTTTCTAAAACAGGAGACCATTTTTTAAGAGCCTTCTGTTTGTCAATTCTAATGTGTGACATATTTTTTTTTAATTTTTTTTTGTTATCTATATATATTCCTTAAAAAACTTTAAATTTTCTTTACTGGATTTTTTATAGATTAAAGGCTTTTGAATCTTTCTAAGATGGATTTAACTTCATTTTCAGCTAATCTATCTTCTTGAATGATAGGATCTACTGAAACTAGTTTCTTAGTACCAGATTCTTTTTTCTTAAGACTTCTAGTATTCCAAAAATGTTCAATATTAGACTCTGTTGTTAAATCAGGATAAAGTCTAGCTTGTGACATTATTGATTTCTTAGAAGATTCATTAAGTTGGGACCAGATTGGCTTAATGTTTTCAGGCATCAATCTAATCAATCTCTCTTCTAGAGATTCATTTTTAGTTGATAATGCTTCTTGGATAAGTCTTAGAACTTCACCTTGTGAGAAGTAACTTTTTTCATTTATATAAAGTTTTACTTGCTCTTGTTCTTCAAGTGTTAGATTATAAAAATCATCAGCTTGACGTTTGTTCAAGAATTTCAAGAAATGCATTTCAGATGTTTCAGAAACTTTACGTTTTTTAGCCTCTTGAATTAATTTATCAATTTGTTTAGATAATTCTGTATCAGAATTTTTTTCATATTTTTCTTCAGACTCTTCAGAACTTTCTTCTTCAGCAGTTTCCCAAGAATAGGTTTCCTCTTCATCCGCTTCTTCATCAGCCCAAGCCTGAGATTTTACTTCTTCTTCAGAAGCACTTAAATGTGGAAGATTTTCTTCTTCTTCCTCATGGGCCATCATATCTCCTTCCTCATGAGCCATCATTTCCTCCTCTTCTTCCATTGGATTTTCTTCAAAACCCATTTCCTCAAGAGTTGGAACTACTTTTGTAGATTTTTTAGATTCATTAACTGCACCTGAATTTAATTTCTCAGCAATCATTCCAGCATAAGAAACTGTCTTATCAAGATTCTCAGCAATATATTCAGAGTAAGCAATATTATCATCCAAGTTTTCTGCAATGTATTCAGAATATGCAATGTTACCTTCAACATGCTCAGCTAAATACTCAGAATAAGCAATTGAATTATCAAGGTTTTCAGCTAAATATTCAGCATAAGAAATACCTCTATCAAGGTTCTCAGCAATATATTCAGAATATGCAATGTTTTTATCTAAGTTTTCTGCTAGATACTCAGAGTAAGAAATGTTCTTATCAAGATTTTCAGCTAAATACTCAGAATAAGCAATGTTTTTATCTAAGTTTTCTGCTAAATACTCAGAGTAGGAAATGTTCTTATCAAGATTTTCAGCTAAATACTCAGAATAATTTATTGCCTTTTCAAGATTTTCAGCTAAATAATCATTGTGAGAAATAAGTTTTTCAGTTGTTGATTTCAATGAACTATTTTCATTTACTACAACTTGTACTTTTTCTGCTAAATAGTCAAGATACTTAACCATTTGTGTATTTGTCTTATTAAGCTCTTCATAATACTCAAGAAGTTGCTCTAATTTCTTTGGATTGATATTACCACTCTTGACAGCAGTTTGAACTTGCTTCTTAGTACTAGAAATTTCATTGATCAAGTATTTAGAATAGTCAGTCAACTGTTGCTTGGTAACGAATTCATTCTTGTTCATAGTGAATATATCGTTTATTTTTGACTCATCGGACATTTCATATATCCTAAAGTTAGTTTCTTTTTTAAAACCTAATGATTCATTAATAGAACTCATTCTTGCTGATGCAAAACCAGGATCAGCAACAATATCATAGGTAAATAATTTTTTTAAAGTCACAGTACCATCAGACTCAGTAACACCAGCTGCTCTAGAAGATACAAAAACTGGACAATTATCATCAACAAGAGATTTAGCCTCTTTACCCCAATAAGTATTAAGAAGTTTAATCTCTCCTTCTACTCTATTGGACTCTTTAATAAAATTTGCCCTCTTAATAATATGTGATGCTCTCGAAAGAGAAGTATCAAACACATCAGGATGGTCAAATTCACCATAAACAACACCCATTGTGTTAATTCTTTCATTGAGTTCTTGTAAACATGGAATAAATTTATCAGCAGTATAGATTCTCTCATTTCTGTTTTTAACACCAAATTCTGTGAAAATACCACCTAAAACATATTCTTTTTTACCACCACTAACCTGAACATTCTCCTTCAATGGATTTGTATTGTTTTCAACAATTAGGATTGGTTTCATTTATCGCGATTTATTTTTTAAGTATATTATATATCAACCTAAAAAAACCACAATTTTTTTAAGAAGGATTTTTTATGGACTCAATAAAAACTTTATGATGCTTAGGTTTTATAAGGATCATAATGCAAGAGTATGTTGTTAAAATTTTTTCAAAAAAAGAAGATTTTTTGGATGATCTAATTAACTTTTTTTTTAGAAAATCTTTATATTTCAAAAGAAATTATAATATAGATAATATATTAAATAATTCCATTTCTCTAAAGGATGAAATAAAAAATCTTTCACCAATAAAACTTGATGAAGTTTTTGGAAGTACTTTTCAGAGCACCTACAGAAAAAATGAGCAAATTTATGCCACATCACACACTATATCAGAGATAGATATAAGAGATGATGGTTTTTTTGCAAAGGTTATACCATCTGATTATGGTGAAGTTATAGATTTCCAAAAGGGTGTATTGAGGCCAGTGTATTTTAGATATGAAAATGAACCATATAAAATAGCAACTTTTGATATTGATTTTAATATAACACAAGATGTATCATGATACTAACTAGAGAAATATTAATAAAAATTAATGAATCAAACTATTCTTACTATGAAGAGCTAGGTTATGATGTGTCTATAGGTGAAACCCTTGAAATACCAATTGAGTTATTGTCTACTGGTAGTCACTATAAGATAGAATGCAAATGTGATGGGTGCGGTATAAATAAGGAGGTAATTTTTAAAAATTATGTCAAATATGATAACAGATGGGGTGAGTATTATTGTAGAAAATGTTCTGAATCTAAAAGGAAAGCAACTCTAAAGGAAAATTATGGAGTTGAATACCCAATTCAGAATAAGGAAATACGTAAGAAAATTGAGAAAACAATGATTCAAAAATTTGGAGTAAACAATCCTTCAAAATCAAAGGAAATTATTGGTAGAAAGAATAAAGTTTAAAATTCAAATTCAGAAGCTTCTTCACCCCCACCCTCTGGAGCAGCTTGTGCACCACCAGCCTCAGGAGTAGCTTGTGCTCCACCAGCCTCAGGAGTAGCTTGTGCACCACCAGCTTCTTCACCACCACCCATTTCACCAACTTCACCACCAGCTGCTCCACTAGCCTCACCAGCACCACCCATTTCACCCTCAGGAGCAGTACCACCACCTTGGGATTTAATCCAATATGATTTGTTCTCTTCTTTTTCTTCTTGAGTGAGCTTCATCACTTTATCCATAAGATAATCAATGTGGAAATATGGTTTACCATCAGGCGTTTGAATTCCAAGTAAAGTCCCTAATATACCACTCCTTTTTTCCAAGTTACCAAGTCTTTTCCATTCTTCAAATAATTGATTGGATACAAAAATTATATCAACTTGATTTAGAAATATTTCATCATCTTTAAGTTCTGGAAACTCCATACACATTTGCAGTCTTAAAGGCTTTACAATCAACTCTTTATAATTAGCTCTCAACCTATTGATGAAGTTATTAAATTTAACTTCATCTCTTGTCATAGAGGCAGCATCATCAAATACGGTACCTCCACCACTTTCTTTATCAAATCTTTGGAATGGAATCTTTGAAGCTCTTTTCAAAGCATTATGAAACCAAGTTAATAAGATGTCTTCATTCAAATTGTGACCCTCAGGACTCACAAGTTCCATTTGTGGTGTTCCAGCATCCCCCTCAGGAAACCAAACTTGTTTGTTATATGGTAAATGTTTTTTTCCATTGATTGTAACTGTACCCATAGTATCATCCCACTCAATCTCCTCAGAATAATCAGCTATCAACTGACCAATTTGTTCCTCAGCACGTTGTCTTGGCAAACCTTTGATTGGTATAGTAAATTTCTGATAAATTGTAGCATTTATGATATTGAACATAATTTTTGTTTGCTCCAAAATCTTCAATTGGTTATATGGTTTTATCAACCCCTCAACATATGAAGTTTCAGTAAAATCATTTTGAGTTGAATATGAAATGAATACAATTTGAGAATCTAAAAATATCCTTCTTAATTGAGGGTCTTCTGGGAATTGTATCCAGAGATTTCCTATAGCTGGCTCATAAGCAGGAACCAAAGTCTCTGGTCTAAGTCTGTTGAAATAAATTATGTTTTTCTTTTTATCATCCCATACTATTTCTATAGCTACATAACCATCAATTAGATAATCTCTCATCATATTCCATGCTGTTATGTTGTCATTGAACCCAAACTTATTATAAATTACTTCAAAATATTCTTGATATTTATCTCTTACATCTTGAGAAAAATCACTTGATAAAGGTTCAGGTGAACAAAAGTCTCTATCAACACCATAGATAATACCCTCATCAGATACAGCTGAAATAAAATCTCTTATTTCATCTTTTATAGAATACTCCCTCAATATTCTTCTTTTATCAGCATAAGATCTGTCAAGATAAGGAATTGACTTTTTATTCAGAACAGAAGCAACTGCTTTCTGACTGAAAAAATCATACATTGAATTATTTTTCTGAGAATATGGGTCTTCATTTATACCAACACCTACAGTGTTTCTTAGTATCATGTCATCATACCTCATGCCAAAGTTTGACAAATTTCTAAGAAGTCTGTTGAATAAACCTTTATTCTCAACTGTTGAATTTAAATTTGTCTGAGATTGACCTTGGTTGTTAAGTGGGTTATATGATGCCATTAAAAATGCTTCAATTATTTATTATTATAGTGTTATATATTAACTTTGACTGCCGTATTTTTTTAGACTGTTTTGCAATCTTGTTATGTGGTTCTTCAGTACTTTATAATTTTCAGAAATGTCATCAGATACTTCAAATAAATCAGTAATCAAAGCATTTGACATCTCATTATCCCTCTGAGTCCTTGTTTTTATTTTAGCTTTCCATATCTGATATAATTTTTTAGCATCATATTTATTTTTAGGATGTCCAGAATATAAAAATCTTGGAACAACCTCCATATTAATTTTATGACACAATTTTACTTGAACTAAATTATACTCTTGTATACAGTACTCAAATCCATACTTTCTCAACCTTTTATATACTTCATCAAATTTAACTACCAGGGGTAAATCTTTATCAAAATTTCTTTCTATCATTACATCATCAAATATAGAAGGTCTTACCTCGAGAGGTAAAAAATTAAAATTTACAGCAAAAATTATTTGAAGATTTTTGAATTTTTTAATACTGATAACAAAAACAGGTGAGTATCTAATCCAATTTGAATCATCTAGGTAGTGAAAAAAATAAAATCTACCTGCCTGTATCCTACTCAAAGGAACAGATCTAACTTCACTATCTGATTTTCTATACTTGTTATAAAAATATAATGAATTTTTTTTGAAATTATCTACAATTCCATTCCCATTAACTAAATTACTCAGTTTTATTCTTTCCAACAATTCTCCCATAAAACCAATATTTTAGAATATATATTCAAAATTTACTATTATATGATAAATAGTGCACCAAAACAACCAACTAAATATAAACAAGGACTTTACACACCAAATAATAGAGATAAAGTAATAAAATTGAATTCACAAGGAGGTCTCTATTACAGGTCTGGATTAGAACAAAAAATGATGATATACCTTGATAACAATGAAAATATAATTTTCTGGGGAGCTGAACATTTAAGAATACCATATACAAAAACAGAATGGCTGTCTGAAAGACAAGAGTTCAAAACCTCAGAACATAGTTATTACCCTGATTTTTATTATGAACTAAGAAGAAAAGATGGAACACTCTCTAAAGTAGTAGCAGAAGTGAAACCCCATTCAGAAACACAAGAACCAAAATTACCAAATAACCCAACTGCTAAACAACTTAAAAATTTTGAATACTCTCTTAAAATGTATAATAAAAACTTGAGTAAATGGAAAGCTATGATTGAGTATTGTGAACGAAAAGGTTTTGAATTTATTATAATAACAGAACAACACCTAAGAACGTAAATCCCAGGAGAATTATTATACTCAATACACAAGATATTAAATCATATAGGTTTATCCAAAAATCTTTTTTGGTTTTAACAATTAAGAATTTCAATAATCCTAAAATAATCAATATAGAGAATAAATGGGGATTATCACTGAAAAGACCTAAAATCATCCAAAAGTAATAAACAATCTTAGAGATGTAAAAGAAAATCCATCTCTTTGGATTTAATGACTGAACTTCAATATGATCAATTCTCATTCTATTCCTCATTTGGAAAATCTCTACCCAAATGAAAAGTATTGAGAGTAAATAAAATATTGTAGACATATGAAGTTTATAATAAAACTAATGTAAAGTTTTTTTAAATTTTCAGAACTATCTGAAAAGTTTTGCATATATTTGTACTATGATTTGGACAGGTGGCGCAATTGGTGAGCGCAGGACTCTTATACGGTCAAGGTTGTGGGTTCAAGTCCCGCCCTGTCTACTTCGGGCTTTTAGCTCATTAGGTAGAGCAGCGACCTCATAAGTCGAAGGTGTCTGGTTCGAATCCAGGAAGGCCCACATTGATCAAATGGAATGTAACCCCATTCCATCATTAGATGATTCTATTGAAATCAATCTAATCTGGTGGTCACTATCACCCTTTTTCTTATAGAGTTCATTAAATCCTTTTGCTAGGCCTCTCTTGAAGATTTCAGTGAAGTAAGCAAAAGCATTATCAGACTTCTCTTCATTGAAGTTGTGCCAGTTTGAGAACATATCTAATAACCCAGATTGATAGCAATCCATCCTATCATCATTATTGTAGTATCTCATTTTCTTGATGGTTCTCTTAGCAAGAACCTCCAACATTAGTTTACAATTTCTGGTTAGTTTTCCTTGAGCCTTGGAGACAATAATCTCCATGTATAGGTCTTTATTATGTAAGTAAATAGCCGTGTAGTTATTTTTTAATCCACAGATGGATTTAAAATCCTTTCATGTTATATAGTTACTTGATACTTTGTTTTGATATAAAATAAAAAAACCCCCAAATTTGGGGGTTTTAATTTTAGATTCTTTCTTTTTCTCTTTCTCTATATTGTAATTCTCTGATTGCTATTATTTCCTCTTCCAACGCATCTTTTCTTTTTCTTAAATTTCCAAGAGCAATAGTCAATGTATTAGACTCACCAATCATTCTGATTGAATTTTCAATTTTATTAATGTTCAAATCAACATCTTCAAGTTTCAAAGTGATTTCTCTT